GTAGATGAGAAGATCTTTGGTAACATTACAAAGACAATCAAGGGTACAGATGATGGTACTCCGTACCAGATGAAGTACACACCTGCTAAAGATATTAAGGGCGATTACTCAGTAGATGTTCGCTATGGCCTTATGTCTGGTATGGATCCAAACCGTGCCATTATTGCTTTGCTTCAGATGCGTTCCGATAAGCTCGTATCACGTGACTATGTACGTCGTGAGCTACCTATTGAGATCAACGTAACTCAAGAAGAACAGCGTGTAGATATTGAAGAGATGCGTGATTCACTCCGTATCGCTATAGCTCAATATGCTCAAGCCATCCCTGCTATTGCAGCACAGGGTCAAGACCCAACACAAATCGTCACTCGTCTTGCAGAGGTTATCAAAGGACGTCAAAAAGGTATTGCCTTAGAGTCTATTGTAGAAAAAATCTTTGCTCCGGAGCCAGCACCCGCTCCAGAACCAATGCAACCAGAAATGGCTGCACAACCAGGTGCTCCTATGACTCCAGCAGCAGGAGAGACCCCAGCTCCTGCCTCGCAGCAACCACAAGAACAAACTGGTGCGGCCCCTGCTGCTGGTCAATCTCAACCCGATATAGCGCAACTACTAGCCGGTATTACCGGCGGAAGATAGTGGAGGAGGTGTAAATATGAATAAGGGATCACGTGCAGCTGCACCACTATCTAAGCCTGTCGAGGGCAAGAAGGATACAGCAAAGACTCCAGGTAAGGTGTACTTCGGTACAACTCCAGCAGGACGCAGAGGTTAATTTGATGAAAGGTGTACTGGGTGTCAGAAAACGATAAAAGGCTTCCACGCCCAGTACGCCTGTCAGATGTTGCTGTAGTAACAGCAGGGCTTGTAATGAATCTTACTAAGTCAGTAAGCACATTTTGCGAAGATCTATATGAGTTATCTATATATCACGCTAATCGCAAAACAAAAGAAAACGAAGTGTGGCAAGAAATGACCACCGATCTAGAAACATTATGGGAGGAAACAGATGGCAAATAATCCAGCAGCTGGAGTTTCCGGCCCAGGTTCTTATTCAAAGCGCACAGATGTTGGAACACCAGAGATGAAGATGGGCTCCATCGCATATGGTGAAGGCGTAGAGACGCAGGCTATTAAGTCTGGCGCTCCGCTTTCTAAGACTCCAGATACACGTCCAGCACCAGCTTCAGAAGTTCGCTCTGCTGCGCAAGCTCCGTCGATTGGGCTCTTTGACGAGTCACAACGCAAGCAAGAGCCTATTACATCAGGTATTGATCGTGGAGAAGGCGTTGGTTCAAACGCCCTAGGTATGCAAAAGGTTCAAGTAAAACTATCAGATTCATTGGCAACAATGCTTCCATTCGATACGACTGGCGAAATTGCAGTATTGTACCAGGACGCACTAGCGCGAGGTAATTAGTGAGCGACGGTCTTAAGGCAGCAGCAGTTACATCTAACCTTCAAGGTGAACAGAAGAAACAAGTTGATGATCTAGTCAAATCTTTATTCATACACAAAGAGTTATCTAGCCTTCCTAGGGATGTCGCTAATAAAAAATTTACCTCACTTCCACAAGATCAACAAGATGCTCTTGTAAAAACTTATGGAACAGAAGATCCTGAAACCAAACCATCACGTGGTTGGCTAGGTACAGCCTGGCACTATGCAAGTTTTATTCCTGTAGAAACAGTCAAACTTGGATTCAAAGGAATAACTGAACTTTCTGATCTTTCAACACGTACTTATAGAGCTATAGCTATACCTATGTCTCAAGGAGATATTGGATTTGCTTGGGATAAAGCAAATGACAAGGGCGACAAGGTATACAACGAAGGTCGCATTGAAGATGCAAAAAGAAAGTACGGACAAACAGCGGTTGATCTTGCTATGCGCATCAAGTCCGGAGAAGACTCATCAAAGATTTGGGCTAGTTCTACACCAGAGCAAAGAAAATACCTTATGCTCGATGACACAAATAATACTGTTATCGATGGCGTAGTAGATGTAGAAAAAGAACGAGCTCTTTGGAACGAAACACTTGGAGTGGTAGATAGAGCTAAGTTCTCCCCTGGACGTCAACTAGCAACAGCTATACTTCCTGAACAGATTGAGAAAAGTGGTCTTGTATACAGTTTAGTATCTGGAACAACCGATGCGCTCTATAGATTATTTGCTGATCCACTTGTCGTAGCATCTAAAATAAAGGCTGGAATAGCCATCGGAAAGTATTCACTTGATGTAGTATTAGGTGGAGCAGGTAAAGTAGACGATTACTTTGCTAAAACAAAAACAGTAGATTTCTGGAATGACTACGGTGCAAAACTCAATAACTTTGCTAAAGCAAGGAAGTCAAGAAACCCTATTGCTATTGCTGAAGCACGTCGACAGCTTGAAATAACAGCTCCCGAATTTGGTCCAACTGTAGTAAACGCTTTTCTCAAAGCTGACATAACTGATGCTAATTCAGCAAAAGCTTTTCTTCTAAATACAGAAGAATCAATTAAAATTCTTCAAGGATCAGCAGGAAGAAAGCGTGTATTACTTCCCACCTTAGATGCTTCACGCAAAGCTCGTATCTTTACTGTGACACAAGCAGATAAGGTAATTAACATTGATCGCTTTGGTCCAAGTATTGTAAATGACTTCTTTGGTGGGCCTTCTACAACAGATGGAATCGTTAAATCTTTATCTGAACAAGGAAAAGAAATTGGTCAGAAGATCAGAGAGAATCTGACACAAAAGGGATTTTCTCGTCTATCAGGAGAAGCAATCGCTCTAAGGTTAGATAGAGCTAAGGCTAAGTTTAATATTGCTCCTTTATTTAAGGATGATACCTTTGATGTAAAGGCGGCAGATGCAACAACTCAGGTGTATCGCCTAGCACGTTTGGTTATGACGAAGAATGATGCCAAGGTTATCTCGGAAACATTTGATGCAGTAAGTGATACCGGAAAGCGCAAAGAAATGGTTAAGGGCCTATGGGACACCATCGCAGAGGCACGCGGTCTTAACCTAACAGAATCTGGACAAAGTATAACCAAAACTATGCTTGGTAAAGGTGATGCAAAGTTTTCTGTAGGAAATTTTGGAGACAAGTATCCAGATCTTGGCGCACTTCCTTCTGATTATTCAAGCCTCTTGTCTACACCTAGTTTGGTGGATATCGATAGAGCTTCAGCGCGTTCAGGTTTAATAGGAACTATATTAAACCTTGGCAACAAACAATGGGTAGATAAGATGACAGGTTACTGGTCATTCTTTACCCTTGCTGGGCCACGCTACGCTATCCGTAATGCAGCCGAAGATCTGATGATCCATCTTGCAATCGGTGCAACTCCTTGGGGTTTGGCAAAAGGACGTTACTTATCTACGCGACTTAATACAGCCATTGAGGGTGCGCGTAAATCTGGAAACTGGAGCGACAATCCTCTTGGATTAGTATTACGTATTCTTAATAAGGACGAGGCAGCTAAGTACGAAGCTGAAATTCTATCTATTGATGAATCTATTAAAGAGCTAAAGGAACTTAAAGCCAATATCAAGCTTAATCCAGAAGCAAGAAAACTTAAAGGAATTAAAGATAGGGTAGCATTTCTTGAGGCTAGGACAAAAGGCGGTCACGAAAAGGCTGTCCGTAGGATCTTTGCCGAGGCTCTTACTTCCGGTAGAATCAACCGTTACCGTAAGGCATTAGGTATGAAGCCAATGTTTGAAGAAGAAGCTGCAATTATGGCAGAGCAATTACTTTACGGTAATCTCGACAATGCGGTAGCTATGGTATCTGAGGGTGGATTTAACTTTGCCACAGGTGCTGACTATATTACTCGATCTACACTATTTACACGCAAGCACGGCGTAAGATCAGAAGCTCTTATTATTGATGACCCTAGAGCAAAGAAGTATGCTCGCGGTAAAGGGGAAAAGGGAGAGTACAAAGATAGGTCTCTAGGCGTAAATGATGAAGCATCTATGATTTCCTGGCTTATGCGTATCAACTACTATGCCAATGATGAACTAGGTGCGATTGCTGTAGCCAACCTTGACAACAAAAAAGTAGCATTAGCTAAGATTCAGGACTGGATGAAAAAGAATCCAGGGTTCCGCAAAGAAGCACAGCTTGATGCGCGAGGAATTGACGAAAGAGAGCACGCAGAACTCATCTTTAGTAGAGCTAAAGAAATATTTGAAAAGCGAGCTAAAACAAAAGGTGGAGCAACAGAGGTAAATCTAGACCTTCTTAATAAAATAAGAGTTCAAGATGAGCTTGGCGAATGGAAAGTATCTGGAAAGCTATCTCTTGATGATTTGCCAGACAACAACCTAGACATCCCTGAGTACGTATTAGGTCCAACACTTGTGCCGGTATCTGATAGTGGAATAACATCTGCTCTAGTAACAAAAGGCTGGACTTGGCTTGGTATGGCAAACGCACGTATGTCGCGTGAGCCAATCGTATTTGATCAAATGATTACTATGCGTAAGCAAATGAAGAAGTCAGGACTTGAGCAACGCTATATTGAATCAGTCGTTAGTAAGGTCGATCAGGCAGATCCTAAAAAGGTAGCAAGAGCCACCGAGCGAGCAAAGAGACAATATGCTCAGATCATAGAAGATCGTGCAGTAATGCAAACTTTAGAGTATGTGGATAACCCACTTATCCGTACACAAATTGCTTTTAATGTGCGTAACTTTTCACGATTCTATCGTGCAACAGAAGACTTTTATCGCCGTATATATAGGGTTACTCGTTATAACCCAATGGCACTTCGCAAAGCAGCTCTTACGCTAGATGGAATCAGCCATAACGGATGGATCCAAGAAGACGATCAGGGTGAGAAGTACTTTATGTACCCAGCCGTAGAGCCTATGTATCGCGCTGTGCAGACAGCTATGCAGGCAATGGGTGTTGATGCGGAGTTCAAGATTCCAATGCCGATTCAGTTCGGTGCTCAGGTTAAGATGTTAACCCCGTCTCTTAACCAGGATTCACTTATTCCTACATTCAATGGCCCATTAGCCGGAGTATCGATTAAGACTCTTACAAATTTAGTCGATGTATTCGGAGCACCAGGAGCGGCTGATAGAATTACTGAGCTTACAATGGGTAAATATGCAGTAGGTCAGTCATATCTTTCTTCATTCTTGCCAGCTCACGTCAATCGTTTATACCAGACTATGAACACAGATGAACGTGATTCACAGTATGCAAGTGCCTGGCGCAAAGCTGTAACCTACCTAGAAGCAGGTGGTCACGGATTACCAAAGAGGTATGATGATCTTGGGAACCTGATTCCCCCTACGATCCAGGAGCAAGAAACATATCGTGAGCAAGTAAAGAACACGACGCTTTCTATCTTGGGAACTCGTTTTATATTTGGCTTCTTTGCACCAGCCTCACCAACAGTTCAACTCAAGGATACTATGAATGCTTGGGTCAAAGACAATGGAAAAGCAAACTTTAAGCAAGCTTGGAATGGACTCCTTGACCAATATGCGGGTGACTATGACGGAGCTATGGCTAAATGGGTAGAGCTGTTTCCAAATGAGATTCCATTTACTGTGCCAGAGTCTGAAAAGAAAACAGTTGCAATCGTAAAGTATGCAGAAGAGTCAGGTAATTGGGTAGAGCAGAATCAAGAACTGTTTAAGAAGTACCCGCAAGGTGCAGCTTTTCTTATCCCACATAAGTCAGGTTTTTCCTGGGATGCCTACAAGACTATGAAGAATATGGGACTTAAGTACAACAAGAGAGTAGATGACTACCTCAAGGATGTACAGTCAGCGGCTGATCTTCAGGTGTATTACTCAAAGAAGAATGAATACGAATTAAGCCTAGAGGAACTTCCTACTGACTATGAGAGAGCGTTAGCTCGTGATGAGTTCCAACAGTGGGCTAAACTATTTAAGGCAGGGCGTCCTGTAGTACAGGAAGAACTTGCACAGGGTGGAAAGAAAGCCATTGAACGTATGAACGCCATTAACGATCTTCGCTCTATGCTCAACGATAAAGAAGTTACAGTGCGTGGCCCTATCCAGAAAGCATTAAAAGAGATGCTTGATCTATACGATGACTTCAAGCTTCAGAAGGAAGCACTAGGAGACATATCTGGAACTACAAGCCTCGTAGCCTTTATGAAGGATGACACCATCGTAAAGATGAGAGAACTTTCACAGAAGAACGAAAATACAAGGAGCGCATATAACACGCTGTTTGCATCATTACTAGGAGACAACAATGGCTGAGATGACACTCAAGGAATTCGTTCAACAGCTGTCCAAAGAATCGGACGAAGCACGCCTTGCCTTAGCAAAGCAATTAAAAAATGCAGGTTTATTAAAGGTTGCGCCATCTTCTACTATTGATGCTGATTACTATAAGGCGCTCGTAGGTCTTGAAGAAGAGTATAAGCAGCAGGCTTCTGTCGATCAGATTCTAGGTACAGCAAAGCCAGCCGGACGTTACGATGTTTTGACTTCATTGATTTACAAAAACCAAGCCGGTGGTGGAGATGGATCTCCTACTACAACGACAACTAGATATATCACCAGTGCTTCACAGACAGCAAAGCTGCTCGACAATGTAGCACAGGATCTTCTTGGAAGAAAGCTAACCAAGGCTGAGAAGGCAAAGTACACAAGTCTTATCAATAAAGAACAGCAAGCAAGCCCTTCTACAACTACATCTGGAAAAGGCTTTTCTACAACACGAGGTGGAGTAGATGAGCAGGCATTTATCGAAGAGAAGATCGGTGCCACTGCCGAAGCCAAGACTAACTCAGCAACAGATGCTTATGCAATTATGATGGAAGAACTGGGAGGTCTACGATAATGGCAGATAATAAATACTCCGCAGAAATACGCGATGCTTTTCGAGCTCTTGATCAGTCAAAACTTGTTCTTCAAAAAATAGCAAGAGAACGTGGAGTAGATAATGCCGACTACAAATTCTTTCTCAAGCAAGTACAAAATGCTCAAGCAAGATACGATAAACTTAAAGGCTTAGAAAGAGAATTAAAGCAAGAAGAGAAAAGAACTAAAGCTAAAAAAGATCTTCAACCTAAGCTTGACTTAGCGCTTGCAACCGGAGATAAAGCAGAAGCCGATAAGATCATCAATGAGATGAAGAAGGCTGGAATAGTTCCAGTTGGTCTCGACGGAAAGCCTATGCCTGGGTTTGAAACCAGAGAAAGAAAGCCTGGAATGACAGGCGGCAAGGCAAATGATACTGATGGAGATGGTATCCCAGACAGTATAGATAAAGACCCAAATACTCCTATTAAACCAAAGACAGAGGAAACACCTGCTCTTGATTCTGGCACAGGTAGCACAGGTAGCAAAGGTGTAGGTGGGAGCACAGGCGGCAAGGGTGGCAAAGGCGAAGATAAAAAAGCTGTTCCTACCGATGAAGAGCAACGCGCTGAAGCACTAGATGTAGCAGCTGGGCAAGACTTTGCTTTACCTGAAACTATCTTCAATAATGTACCTAGCCTAAAGGCTTTATTAAATAGATACGTCAAAGAAGACTGGACGCCAGAGAAGCTCCGCAAAGCAATCCGTGACGACAACTGGTATCGCAAGAATTCAGCTGAGATCAAGGCACGTTATGTGCAGCTATACAACTATCGTGATCTAGTAGCAACTGGTCAGGCAGATGGATCCACTGACTACGAAAAGCAGGTTTCTACACTTGAACGAAAGCTTGCCGATAAAGCACGCAAGATAGGTTCTGGTTTAGCATCAGATCCAGAAGCTCTTCGCAGAGCTGCTGAGAATATGTACATCACCAATGTTGGCATTGACGACGCTATGACCAATGACTTTATTGCGGCAGCTATCCGCCCAATAACTTCTACTATAGCTGGCGTTAAGACCGAAGGTTATTCTGGAGAAGCTCTTAAGGACTATCAGGCTATCCAGAATATTGCCAGAAGTAATGGGTTTAAGATCAGTGACGTTCTTCCTGGTGGGCAGAATGAGCAGATGGTATTACAGGGCCTGGCTAAAGGAACTATTGATGCAGATCGTCTAGCACAAGATGCGCGTAAGCTTGCAGCGCAAGGTCAACCACAGTATGTCCGTGATCTACTAGGACAAGGCTATAACCTAGATCAAATCTACTCACCATATAAAAATACTATGGCAAGCATTTTAGAGATTAACCCTGATCAAATTGATCTCAACGATCAGACTCTTCGTATGGCCATTAGCGATAAGGGTGATATGAATATCTACGACTTTAAGAAAGCTCTTAAGCAAGATAAAAGATGGCAATACACAGAGCAGGCGCGTGAAGAGGTATCTAATGCAGCTCTTAACGTACTGCGTGACTTTGGATTCCAGGGGTAAAGATGGCAACCGCAGCTCAAAAAAGAAAACTTAAGCAATACGATGACCTACTTAAAAGTATTCAAGGAACAGAATCAACTAGAGAAAATCTTCAAGCTGATATTGCTGCTCAAACTGCCGCAAGTGCAGCGGAGAAAGAATTTGTTAAAACATTAAAGCCTCTGGAGATGGATCCAATAGTTAGAAGAAAACTTCAGTCTACTTATTCTGATCCTGAGACCGGAGATGTTATTGATATCTACGACGATGGCACAGAAACAGTGCGCAAAAAAGGTACGGTTGTAGCAGATAGAGAAGCTGCCGATAGAGCAGCAGCTGAAGATAAGCGTCGTGCAGGGCAGTCAGCATATGATATTTTGTACACCCAGTTTGCACAATACGGACTAGGTTCTCTAGTAGAACCGCTTAGGAATCTTATTGTCAAGGGCGCAAGCCCAGCTGAATTTACTATGGAATTAAGAGGAACACCTCAGTATCAAAAGCGCTTTGCGGCTAACAAGCAAAGAGTAGCAGCAGGTCTTGCCGCATTAGATGAGGCAGATTATATTGCTATGGAAGATCAGTACCAGAACATTATGCGTAACTATGGCTTACCTGCCAGCTATTACACAAAAGATGAGATGGGAACGCAAGAAGGTTTTACCAAACTTATTGCTGGGGACGTATCAGCGGTAGAGCTAGAGAACCGCATACAACAAGCATCCGATGTTATTGATAAGGGTCCAAAAGAATATATTGATGCTATCAAGCAGTTCTATCCAGACATTCAACGTGGCGATCTTATGGCCTATGTACTGGATCCAAAGAACGCATTGACTCAGATCCAATCTAAGATCGGTGCCGCTAAGATCGGCGGAGAATATCTACGTGCTGGACTCACAGATTCTATCGATGTCGCTAACGCTGAAAGATTACAGCGTGAAGGTGTCACAGCTGAGAAGGCACGCCTTGGAGCCCAGGCTATCAAGGAGACAGCACCTCGCGGTAGCGAACTAGCTGCACTATATGGACAAGGTCCATACGGTATGGAGCAAGTAGAAGCTGAAGTCTATGGACTCGGCAACGCTACAGAAGCCAAGCGCCAACGCGAAAAGATCAATGAGATGGAGCAAGCATCCTTCTCAAAGAAAACAGGCATAACAAGTACGGCACTAAGTCGTAATCAAGCCTACTAACAGACCTGCCACCGGAGCGACTGGACCGGTGGAGCGACAATAAAACCAGGAGTCAGAGCCATACCCATCCCCCAATGGAGTGTGAGGCTGGCGAAATCAACTAACGATAAGGGAGATGGACTATGTCCAATTACGACTACGAGGACGATGACGACGACTACACCAATGACTCGTCTAATGACCTAGTAAAGCAACTACGCAAAGCATCTAAGCAAAAGGACAAAGAACTTGCTGAACTTAAGGCACAGTTTGAAGGACTTAGCAAGGCGCAACGCGAAAGAGCAATTAAGGATACCCTCGCAGCTCGCGGGGTAAATCAGAAGATCGCTTCATTTATCCCACAGGACATTGACCCAACTGAAGAGTCGGTGTCGAAATGGCTTGAAGAATACGCAGATGTTTTCGGCGTAGATATCGGGCAAAACCAGGCAAGGCCTAATGTAGATCCAGCTCACATTACTGCATATCAGAAAATGACAGGAGCCGTAGACGCAGGTTTCACACCTGAGCACGGACAAGATATCCATAATCGTCTAATGAGTGCGAAAAGTAAGGAAGAGTTGGCCAACATTATTGCAGAGTCTGGTCTCTAATCCAACAACCAACTAAAGAAAGGTAAGCAACCAAATGGCAATTCCAAATGGTGCTACAACAGGCACGGCGCAAATTAGCGCGTTGGTCCAGACAGCGTATGATCAATACGTTCGTATGGCTCTTCGCGATATCCCTGTGATGCGTTCAGTCGCAGACGTCAAGCCTGTTCAGCAAGCTATGCCTGGTTCATCAGTTGTATTCTCTATCTACTCAGATCTTGCTCAGGCAACTTCAACATTGACAGAGGCAACAGATGTATCAAGCATTGCACTCGGAAACCCTACACAGGTTTCAGTAACACTAAACGAGTACGGTTCAGCTGTAACAACAACAAAGAAGCTCAACCTTACCTCATTCAACGATGTTGACTCAGCTCTTGCTGACATCATCGCTTACAACGCAGCTGACTCTATTGATAAGATCGTGGCTAACACACTTTCAACAGGTCAGAACTCAATCGTAGCTCCAGGTGCGACTCCAGGCGTTATGTCTGTTGATCTCGTCCGTCAGGCTGTGGTTAACCTTCGTACAAACAAGGCACTTCCACGCCTTGGCGAACTCTATGCAGCATACCTACACCCACGTCAGTCAGCGGATCTCCGCGCTGAAGCAGGTACAGGTGGCTTCCAGGAGCTCACAAAGTACGTAGAGCGCACACCATTCACCGCTGGTTCAATCGGCGTACTTGAAGGTGCATACATCGTTGAGACACCACGCGTTCTCTTCGGTACAAATGTCAACGGACAAATCGTTCAGCCAAGTCAAACAGCTGGCTTAGATGCAATTTATGTTACTCCAGGTTTGCCAGGAGCTCAGTTTGCAATTAGCAACTTGTTAACACTTCCTGAAATTGGCGACGTTGTTACATTCTCTAATCTTACTGGAGCTAATGCTGGGTTCAATGGAACATCAGCAACTGTTACTAACAGAAGCACTATGGGAAGCACTTTCAACATTTCCACAGGAACTTGGGAACAACAGACATCTCCTGGAGGAATAGATGGAGATGTTTCTTACCCATCAGCAGGCGGAGCGTATTACGCAATCGTCGCTGGCCGTGAAGCACTAGCAGAAGCACAAGCAGCAGATATCTCTACCGTTATCGGTCCAGAGATCGACGCGCTCCGTCGCTTCCGTACCATCGGTTGGTACTACTTCGGAGGCTTTGCACGCCTTCGTGAAGCTGCTCTGTACAACATTCAGACAGGTTCAAGCTACTAAGTTGCACGGTGGGGGGCAGGGAAACCTGTCCTCCATCACTATAGAAAGGTTAGATATGTACACATTAGTAACACCGTTCAATAATCAAACGTATGCTATGGATCAGTTTACTCCATACTCTCGACTTGCTGGACGTAGGTTAATTGGTGGTACATATACAGGTGCTATTCCATATTCTATGACTGATATCCGTAGAGGTATATCTTTATTAGTAACTGGAACTACAGTGGTAGAAAACCAGACACCTAGCCAAGATGATCTTGCCGCTGCTGACTACTACTTCCTCGGTGGTCACGAGTACACGATCAGTAATGAACAAGCGGCTGTGCTTATTGCAGCTGGGTACGCAGAGTACCTCACACCAATTCTGGAGGAATAATGTCTAGCTGTACAAGCTCGTGTAAGACGCAGGATCACGAATCCTATGGTGAGTGCCTACGTCAGAACTCTCCTATGTTTGTCGGAGTAAACCCAAGTAAGACAGGGTGGGATGCCGACAAAGTAAAGAAAGACGAGAAAGAACTAGCGGCATATAGAAGTGCCATAGCGCAAGGAGTTGAGCCTCGATCTACCAAGATGGAGGATATCAATAAAGCAGTTCATCTTTCCAACGAAGTCGGTAAGGCATTCGATGGAACAACACTAACCTTCAAGGAGTAATAATGGAAATGAAACCAATCGAGGTAAAAGAAGTAGGTCAGGAAGAAGACTACACACCATACCCAGCAGCGGATAAGCAGTATGCAGGCAACCTTCGCTACACAACATATGAGTCAATCCAGACAGGCGCAGCAGGAAAGGCAGCAAAGTAATGGCAATGAAGAAGACATCAGCAAAGCCAAAAGGCAAGTGCAAAAACTGTGGCAAGTCTTGTGGCTGTTAATAAAGTCAAGAAGGTGATGGGGGAATGGAAGGAAGGAACACTTCATTCTGGCAAGAAAGGCCCAGTCGTCACATCACAGAAGCAGGCTGTCGCTATTGCACTTTCGGAAGCGAAGAAAGCAAAGAAGAAAGCCAAGCCAAAGAAAAAGGCTAAAAAATGAAAGCCAAGAAAGCATTTTGGGATAAAAAGAATCCTAAGAAAACTTCAAAGAAGTTAACTCCAGCTCAAATCGCTAAAGCTAAGGCTGCTGCTAAAAAAGCTGGACGTCCTTATCCGAATCTAATAGACAACGCAGCTGCTGCAAGAGAGTAGAATAATTATGCCAGGAATGAAGCCTAAGAAGGCTGTCGCAAAGAAACCAACACCAAAGGCTACAGTCAAGGCAACGCCAAAGCCAACACCAAAGCCAACACCAGTGAAGCCAAAGCCTTTATACAGTCCTCCGCTAAAGCCTAATAAGAACTGGCGCACGGCTCCATCTGATGCTGATGTGATCATCCCAGGTTACAACGATCCAGCAACAATCAAAAAAGAAAAAGCTAAGAAAAAAGCAGCAGTTAAGAAAAGATAATGAAGGATCCAAGACTAGAACGAGCAGGAGTAGCGGGCTTCAATAAGCCCAAGCGTACTCCTAATCATCCTACTAAGTCGCACGTAGTTGTGGCTAAAGAAGGAGATCAAATAAGAACTATTCGCTTTGGACAACAGGGCGTAATTGGGGATAGAAAGCCAACTGCACGTCAGGCTTCATTCAAAGCACGACACGCAAAGAACATTGCTAAAGGAAAACTATCTGCCGCTTATTGGGCAGACAAAGTCAAGTGGTAGAAAGAGGACATAGTGCCAACAGGTAATCCGAACTCAACGCTCCTAAGTGAGCTCAATCGCCTTGCCAACGGTGGAACTTATCCTCCTGTCAATACCTTAGACGAAGCAGCTGCGGCAAGAGCTTGGGCTGAAAGAGAAGGAATTGTACCAACAACAACAGATACGGTGGGACTATTAAATGAAATTGCGGGGCTTGCTCGTGGTTCTTGGCTTGACTATAGTGGCGTATGTAATTACCTCGCTGGCACTACTGGCCTACCTGCGGCAGCAGCTCTCCGACAATTAACAGGAACACCGCAAATTACTACACCTGGTGCTCCGGTTCTTCTTATTGCTACACCAGGTAATGAGTCGGCAACTATCAACTGGGCTCCTCCAGCGGATGAAGGCTCCGCCCCTGTTGATAAATATAGAATAACCGTAGTGGATCATCCAGAGTTTTTGCCTGTTGAAGTAGCTTCCGGTCCTTATACATTTATTGATCTAACCAACGGAGTTCTGTACTTCTTTACAGTTGAAGCACACAACTCATTTGGTTGGGGTCCAGCTGCAACATCTCCTGGAGCAACTCCAGCATTTATCGAATATCCAGCAACCTTCCTAGGAAATAGTATTTACTACTATCAAGGATGGATAGTAGCAAATGATCAACCATATAATGGTTTCCCAGCTTCTTGGCGATATGATGATGGAACGGTAATCAGACAGCTTGAAACAAAAATAGTAGTTGGAAATACTTATCCAAACGCTGCTGGTTGGGGTCAGTCAAACTACGTCATTCAGCCAGATGGGTATTACGGAGTACAGTATATTTCAGTATCTGATACAGGAATTAACTACTCTAGTACGGTAACTATCACCCCAGCATACAACTGTCCTAATGGTGGACTGTTTGATCCAAGTACAAATATGTGCGTGGAAACTCTACCAAGTGCAGTAGTTACTGGTGGAACATTGAGTGAAGACTCAAACTATTACTACAGAACATTCTTAGCAAGCGACACACTGACGATCTCCAATGCTGCATTAACGAATGCTGAGATACTTCTTATTGCTGGCGGTGGGTTCAATGGCCCTGGAGAATTTTGGTGCGGAGCTGCTAGAAATGGCGGCGGCGGTGGCGCAGGTGGATTGATAAACGAAACTGTTCCATCTCTTGAACTAGGTTCATATTCTGTGATCATTGGTGCAGGAGGAGGAAATGACTCATCGCTTACAGGATCTAGTCTTACAAAAACTGCTATTGGCGGTGGCCAAGGAGCCAATCTGTACTACACAGGAGCAGGGTCAGGCGGATCAGGTGGCGGCGGAGACTGGGGTGGTGGCGGAGGTGCCGGAACCGCAGGACAGGGTTACAACGGTGGCAATGGATACAGGACCTCTGGCTGTAACGCTGCAAGCGGCGGCGGTGGCGGTGCGGGTCAAGCAGGAAGTGGTGCTGTCGTTTCAGGAGATTTTAATGCAAGAGGAGGAAACGGATTACAGTTCTCTGATTGGGCTACAGCCACTTCTACTGGAGTAAACAACGGTTACTATGCTGGCGGCGGCGGTGGAAGATGGTCTAACGATGATATTGGAGCAGATGGACTTGGTGGAGGTGGTGGTGCAAACACCGGAAGCGGTGGAACAGTAAGCCGTCACGGACCAGGTTCTGGACTATTCATAATAAGGTGGGCTAAATAATATGTCACATTGGGCTGAATTAAATAAGGACAACACAGTTCTTCGGGTAGTCGTTGGTAGTAACAGCGCACCAGATGAAGGTGAATCATTTGTAAAATCTTTAGGTGGTACCTGGGTTAAAACTTCTTACAATGGAAACATTAGAAAGAACTTTGCACAAGTTGGTGGGACATACTCCGCTGATCTAGATGCCTTTCTTCCTCCTAAGATTTTTGAATCCTGGATCCTTGATGAAGAAACTTGCACCTGGAAGGCACCTGTTCCATATCCTGAAGACGATGCAAGGTCTTGGCTTTGGGATGAAGAAAATTTATCTTGGAAAGAATTAAACTTGGAGGAAGGAACCGACAATGGCAACTCTTAGTCAAATGATTGATGAGGTCCGATCATCTCTGGCCGGCTATACGCTTCGCCAGGATAGAATCACTTACCTACAAGTTCCAGTCAGCGATACATCTCTTAGCTTTCAAGTTGGTTCACAGAACAACCTAGCTAAAGGTATTATCGAGGTGGGCGATGAACTCGTCTGGATAGATAACTTTAATAAATCCCTTAACACTCTTAATGCTGCTCCTGGATTTGGTCGAGGATTCCAAGGTACAACCAAAGAAGCTCACCCACAGTATACCCAAGTAACTTTATCTCCTACCTTTCCACGATCTGTAATTAAGCAGGCGATCAATGATTCGATCCAGAGTCTCTTCCCTAAACTCTGGGGCGTAGGCTTTACTACATTTAATTTTAACGCTTCTCAAACAACATACGAACTACCAAATGACGTAGAGTCTATTCTCTACGCTTCTTGGCAGACAACAGGATCAAGCCTTGAATGGCTTCCGATCAACCGTTGGCGTATGGACTCTATGGCTAACATAGCAACATTTGGTACAACAAACACAATTAACATTTATGAGAACATCCAGCCTGGTAGAACAGTACAGGTCTATTACACAAAAAGAGCTCTGTCTCTTGAAAACTCAACAGATGAGTTTGATCTAACAGGACTACCTGCTTCTGCAAGAGATGTTGTAACACTTGGTGCCTCATATAAGCTTCTCTCTTATGTTGACTCAGGACGAATTACCCTTACAAGTGCAGAGTCAGACCTGGCAGATAGCAAGATGCCATCTAATGCTGGTACTGCATCATCACGCTATATCTATGCCGTATATCAGAATCGCCTACAAGAAGAAGCATTCAAGCTACAAGATCGTTTCCCAATCCGTATCCACTACACAAAATAAGGCAGAAAAATGACCCGTGAATATTCAAGTATCAGCGTAGAGACAACACTTGCATCAGGTATATCTTCTACACAGACATCGATGACTGTAGCACTTGGAACAGGAGCATCTCTTCTAGGTGGTGTAGTGCTTAACCCTAATGGATCAGATCAGTTTACCGTAGCTGTTGATCCAGATACTATCAACGAAGAAATTATATTTATCTCTAACGTGTCGGGAGATACGTTTACAATTAGTCGTGGAGAAGCTGGTTCTTCTAACATCAGTCACTCAGGCGGTGCAACAGTACGCCACGTACTTACATCCGATGACCTTATCTTCTTCAACAACGGAGTGGTAAATGCCCTGACTGACTCTGGCATCAACTCCAAGGGAGATATGATCGCTGGAACAGGTATCCAGGAAACAGGAGTATTGCCAGTCGGAACACAGGGTCAGATCCTTGCTGTTAACTCCGCAGAAGCAACTGGATTAAAGTGGGTCAACAATTACTCTGAAACTATTGTGGTCGAAGACGTAGCCACTACAACCTATACCCTATCGGCATCTGATATCGGAAAGCTTAAGACATTCACAAATGCTGCATCTGTAACGGTAACAGTACCTTCTGGGATTTTTGCTACTGGAGCGCAAATCAACTTACTGCAAAACAACATAGGTCAAGTAACTGTTTCAGGATCTGGAGTGACGATTAAGTCATCACTTGGTCCAAGACTGCGTACCAATGGGTCTGCTGCGACACTTATCTGTATTGCTCCGAACGTATTCCTACTGTCTGGAGACACACAGGCCTAATGAAAATTGGAAACTTTGCTGCTTCTATCATAAAAATTATTTCTGATAATTTCAATAGAACCACTACTGGATCTCTTGGTGCAGCAAACACAGGCCAAACTTGGAACGCAATTCGAGGGGCTTGGTTTGCTAATGGAACTAGAGCGCAAACTAGCGATGCTGCTTCCACTTATCCAATAGCATCTATTCCTTTTGCCTCTAGTGCGACTTTGTCTACCGACGTATTTAATGGTGGAGTAGGTCTATCTTATTGGACATCGGATGATAATAACTGGTGGGCATCTGTGCCTAACTATGTACAAAACAATAACTCTGTCTTTACTTGTGATGCGGTACAGGTAACCAATACTTCTAATCCACCATCGGCATCTTGCTGCTCTACGGTAACCTCAACGCCTGGTGGTCAAGTCTGTAACGCCGGTTACACGAGCTCCACTAATTCTGGAATATTCTGTGCTATCACATCTGTCGATCCTGCTTATCAGTCCTGTGATCAAGGCTATCAAACCCAAACAACTACATCAGGATTCTGCGGTGGTTATTCTACCAACCCAGGGTCTAGTGTATGTAATGCCAACTATGCTAGTGGGCTAACCAACACAAGTTCTTGCTGTGGATCTAGCACATCCACCACAACGTATTCTTGCCCTCAAGGTGGTTCGCTTTCAGGAACTACTTGTAATGTGCCGCAACAAGTAGTTTCTCCCTACGGAACAAATTTAACAAATATTCAGTCTTGCCAAAACCAGGGTGGAACATATACCTCCGCTAACGGAGGAACCTGTACTTTTCCTGCTCGTTCTTATGCGGCTACATCTAGCGTTACATATGCTTGCTTCACGGCAAATACGGTCACACCTACAACCTACTCTGGTTATACAGGATTTAGTTATTACCCAGCAGTCTATTACGGATATACCTCAACAACACAGCAACCAACTCAGTACTCCTGTTTTACTCAAACTACTGAAACAGTCGTTACTACTTATACAACACAGATCAAAATGATTAGCTCTATATCTGGAAATATAGTTACCGAATCAAGCTCGAATATTGTAGTTAATTCGGCCACGCTGTCTCCAGTTCAATCACTCAAGGTAGACCTACTTAATGGCACAGTAACAACAACAGCCTATTCAAGCCCTGGCTTGGTCGGACCTATAAGCAATCCGCTAGTTGTAACCCCGTCTTCCCCTTCAACAGCACCTGGTGTTGGTATAATTCGGACACCATCCAACTTCAATCAAGGAGATAGCGTTGACAACTTTCAAGCAATTCTTTAACAAGAAGGCGGAAACGCCTTATGATCGCCCAGCTCGGCCTTGGGATCTATTTAACAAAGAGCTCGGCAGAGTAGAAACAGAAGTAGCAGCAGAGCGTATGGAGATATGCAAGGGCTGTCCATTCTTACAAGCTGCCGGAACTTGCAGCGAGTGCGGTTGCTTTATGGCCGCAAAGACAAAGCTTCCAAATGCCTATTGCCCAAAGGGTAAATGGCACGCAGTAAATATGCCCTACAAGGAGACCAAATGAGCAAGATTAAACCACCAGCAAAGCCACAGCCACAGCCACTTCCACCAGTAAAAATTGCCTTCGTCATTGATGGCAAGGTGGTGGATGTGATCCACACGGAAGAGCGTATGGCTGCGATCCTTCTTAGTCAGCCACAGATTATCGAAGCAACAGATTGGGTTAAAGAAAACCCAGGAGAATATCTTGTCGGCTATAACTTTGACGGAGAGAACTTCACAAAGTAATGCCGTACCAAGAAGGAGATTGTACAGTCGAGTTGCAACCACGCGACATTGATGACGCAATCGATGAAGTATTACTAAACCCATTTATCTAAGGAGAAGCAATGGCCTTTGGCGACGATATCACGGATCCGATTCCGTATCAATTATCTAACCCTAGTGGTTCCACAAACTTTATCGCCACAGGCGAAGCCTACGACATTGCTATTAGCGGTCTACCGTTCTTCGTAGCTCCTAACGATGAGAAGCCTTACCGCCGTGTAACGGCGCAGTATCGAAAGCAACAGATTGACCAAAGCCGTGAGCCTGGTGAGCAAACTCTTAGCGGCTGGTGGTTGCGATCACAGTCATCGTTTCACTACGGGCAGGGTATTAAGTTCTATGAGCCAGCATCGACTGGCTATGCTACATCAGATGAATCTTTAAGATTTCAATACACTCTATCAAGGGGCATTAACCCTTGGACAAAGGGGCAAGCCACCCTTCTTCGTGATACAAATGAAGGCCACGTCACAACTACAGTAGAAAACGCCAACGGAAGACCGGGTCAATTCCTTCGTAGCATTCGTTGGAAGTCTGGCACTCCGCTTGTTCAGTATGAGGGAGCACTGCTCCACGATGGTTATGATGTAGATAAGATATGGGATGGCGGTGAAGATCATTTTATCGAATACGTACCTGGATCAGAGCCTGTTTATGCCATATGCGATGATGGAACTTATGCCTACTTCGTAACCAATAGGTCATCAGGTGGTGGGGCAAACAGATTCCATCTATTCAGAAAACCTCTTTCCGGAGATCACACAACAGGCACACCTGGCAATACCCCGACTGGTGACGTACAGCTTTTAATAAGTAAAACAGGACTTGTTATCGATAGAGCTGTTATTGAATTTGTTAAAGATCGCTTAGTTCTCGTGGTGAATAATAGCATTTATGAAATACTAGACCTAACGACAACTAGCAACTTGCCTGCACCTTTATACACAAATCCAGTTGTAAGCTACATCTACACCAGTATCACCGAATCAGGTTCAGCTATCTATGTGTCTGGCTTTAATGGCACACAATCATCCGTTATCAAGTTTACCCTTAATACTTCAGGCGCTATGCCTACTTTAACTTCTGCAATTACCTCAGTGCAGATGCCGACAGGTGAAATAATTTTTAAGATTCATTCATACTTGGGATATATGCTCTTTGGAACCAATAAGGGAATCCGTGCCGGTGTTATCTCAGATACAGATGGATCTGTACAATACGGTCCACTTATCGTAGAAACGATACAACCTGTCTTTGACTTTGCAACACGAGGAAGTTTTGTCTGGGCTGCCACAGGAGTAGAGGACAATCCAGGGGTTATTAGATTAGATCTTGGATCTCCATTGCCTCAAAGAGAATTGGTCTTTGCATATTGCTTTGACCTTGCTTGGAGTCCAGAAGATCCAGAGTTACAGGTAGAAGGATACGATACTGTAGCAACAGCATTTCTTGGAAACACAGATCAACTTGCATTTGCTACTACGGCTGTAGGCGTGAACAACGGACACGTCTACACTGAAGATATATCTAGATTGGTTCCAGAAGGATTTCTAAGGACTGGTTACATTAGGTACAATACCCTGGAGAATAAAGTCTACAAGCTCTTACAAGCTAGAATTTATACAGCAGATGGCGGTATTGGAATTGATTCTATCGATGCACAAGATGACTTCTATCGCATTGGTAGCTTTGCTCAAGGAGCAGCAGTTCCAGAGATAAATATTAACTATCCAACAACAGCTCAAGAATATCTTGGCTTTGCTTTTACTCTCATTAGATCAAACCAGGACTCTACAAAAGGTCCTTTATTTACCGGATACCAGATCAAGGCATTACCTGCTGTGCCACGCCAGGAGTTAATCCAGTACCCACTCTTCTGCTTTGATCACGAAAGCGATAAATTCAATAATGAAGTTGGCTATGAAGGATCAGCTTATGATCGCTTTTCTCAGCTTAAGAATATAGAGAACCTAGGCGACACTATTAGAGTAGAGGATTTCCGCGTTAATGAATCATATATCGGACTCATCGAGGAAATGGATTTCATCAACATCACCCCTGAAGACAAGCGTTTTTCTGGTTGGGGTGGGTACCTTCTAGTAACGATTAGGACAGTTTAATGCAAGCAGAAGACTATGCAACAGTAACAGTTGCGGTGATGACCATCGTTGGTGGGTTTGTAGCAGTAGTACGCTGGTTAGTTAAGCACTATCTCGCTGAACTTAAACCCAATTCAGGATCCAGTATGCGAGATGAATTGACTGGACTAAAGCACGAAGTAAGTATTATTAAAGACCTAGTAATAGAACTGGTAAAGAAATGATTCCATTAGCAAAGAAAGCAGCACCTTCTGCTATCGCAGCACTGCGTCAGGCTACAGCTCTACGCCCTAAGCGCAAGAAGGCAAGCGATGGATTACTTCCATCCAAGGCGCACGTACATCAGAATCCAAACTCTGACCACAACTCAGGGTATGCAGTAGATATCACGCACGATCCCATCAATGGCATTGACTGCGTTATTGCTTTTACTAAACTACAAGAAGATCCACGAGTTAAATACTTAATCTTTAGTGGAAGAATCTGGTCCAAAGAAAAAGGGAACCGTGAATATACCGGCCCTAATAAGCACACTAAACATCTTCACATCTCCATCAAGGAGACTTGTGGAGGAGACACCTCGCCTTGGTTTCCTTGGCTTGGAGCAGCAACTAAGTTAAGCAAAGTAAAGGCAGCAATCAAACCTTTACCTAAGAAGGGGTAACAATGAACAAAACAACAAAGGCAGTAATTGCATCATATCTTCGTGCAGCAGTAGCATCCGTGCTTGCTCTGTACTTAGCAGGAATCACCGATCCAAAGGCACTAGCAGCAGCAGGAGTATCTGCAATCGCAGGTCCACTTCTCAAGTGGCTTGATCCAAAGTCTACTGATTTTGGTCGTGGGTCTAAGTAGTTAACCCGCAGCGCGAGGCAAACAGCCCCCTGCTCAGGAGAAATCCTGGGTGGGGGGCTTCTTTTTTATTCTATTTTGTCGGCTGGGCAAGGTACGGTGACCAGGTTTCCACAGCTTACACAGGTGGCGTCAAGGAAATACCAGGTGAGCTCATAGTCATCAAAGGAGGCCATCACGTTAAAGACCTGAGATCCACACGGACACACGTGGAGGGGGCCTAAGCCCCTCAGATCGGTCCCAAAAGGCTCAGGAAGGGTATCGTGGGCTCGGCGCTTGAATTTAGGCAGGCGTGGTAGACGGAGCCGGACGGTTAGCTCTGTCCGGCTGCGACCTTTAGGGTCGCCTGTCTGTTTAACTCGGCTCACGCCTCGTATTGTACTCATACTACGCCCACTAATGGTAAGTTAGACACGCCGTGATAGGCTAGGACTATGAAAATATCTCGCGGGGTAAGTGATGCCTAGGATCTACTCGGTCAAAATCTTTGGGCAAAAATATAAGATCGACTATAAGCACCACGACGAAGATAGTTACGGTGTAACTATATCTGAACACAACCGTATCTCTCTTAGGCATAACCTACCTGAAGATAAGATGATTCACGTGCTTATGCACGAGGTTAGTCACGCCGTTATCCACGAGTCCCTACTCGCTAACAGGAAACGCTTTGACGTAGAAGAGGTGTGTGACCTGGTGGGTTATCACATCGTAGATACTTTGAAAGATAACCCGGCGCTGGTAGAATGGTTATTCGGAAATAAAGAATCCGAAAAAACTACAGAAGAGGAGAATAAATAATGGTTGCTTTTTTATTTGGTTTATTGCTAGGCTGGGTTGGAGCTTATGGCTTTGATGCTTGGCTACAATGGAGGGATGGGCGCTAATGGCAATAGAGGATCCAAAAGAATTACTACTACACGTACTACACAACAAAGATGCTAGTCGTGATCGCAGTAAACAAACACAGGTAGGTCCATCAGAAATCGGTAGCTGTCGCCGTAAGGTTTGGTATCGATTAAATGCACAGCCTGAAACTAATGAGAACCAATCTAAACTTGCTGCAATTATGGGTACTGCAATTCACGCGGCTATCGAAGACGCTATTGGTTTTATAGATCCAGAAGGTAAAGAATACCTGGTAGAAACAGCTGTTTCTTATGGCGATATGAAAGCACACGTCGACTTATTTGTGCCGAGCACCGGTGCCGTTATCGATTGGAAGACATCTAAAGTCAAGAACCTCAGCTACTTCCCATCAAAGCAACAGCGTTGGCAAGTACAGGTCTACGGTTATCTTCTATCAATGAATGGCTATGAGGTTAAGACCGTTAACCTGGTAGCTATTGCACGCGATGGTGCAGAAAAAGATGTTAAGGTACACACAGAACCTTACGATGAAGCTGTTGCGCTTGAGGCGTTTGCCTGGTTGAATGAGGTCAAAGCTTCAACAACATTACCTGAACCAGAAAAGGATCAATCATTCTGTAAAGATTACTGCCAGTACTATGATGCAACAGAAGAGATGGGTTGCGCTGGGTTAAAAAAAGAACGTATCGTCCTTAGTGAAGTAGTGATAGAGGACGATGAGATCGACAAGCACGCGTTGCACTACTTACAGTTAGACAGCAAGATCAAAGAGCTGGAAAAAGAGAAAGATTCTTTGAAGGCTTCGCTCGAAGGTACAGTAGGTACTACTAAAAGTGGTATTGAAATCGCCTGGACAAAAGTTAAAGGTCGTGAGACAGTTGACTCTACGGAAGTTGAAAAGCTTCTTGGTTACGTACCAAAGATTATTGGTAGCGAAACCGTAAGACTACATATCAAATCTAATGGAGGAAAGTAAATGGCTGCACCAGATACAACCAAGTTCCAGATTAACTATAAGTTAACTGATGGAACACTCATCAACCTTTATGCAAAGGATGTTAAGGATCTAGAGACAGGTCTTGCCGATCTCGGAATGCTTGCGACTTTAATTAAAGATACAGGCAAAGACCTTGGCGGGGGTAGCGCATTGGCTACAGCCGTTTCAAATGTAGCACAAATATTTCCAGGTGCTACAACAGTTGCTCCATCCCAACAACCTAATATTCCACCATCAGATGGCCAGTCTTGTAAGCACGGCCCGATGAACTACCGTGAAGGAACTAACGCACGGGGATCCTGGCGGGCCTATATGTGTCCATCGCCAAAGGGTGCTCCAGATAAGTGCGACTCTATCTTTCTTAAGTAGGGATAGTGCGACATCCACACGAGTTTGAATCTCCTGGTTGTCGTGAAGTAGGTGGTGATTTCTGGTTCCCTGAAAAGGAAAGGGATGTAGTTTATCCTTCGGGTACAGATGGAAGGCAACTAGAAATTGCATTTGCAAAGAGAGTTTGCAGAGGTTGCATTCATAAAATTGAATGCCAGCAATGGGGATTAAAGCACGAGCGTTATGGAATCTGGGGTGCTCTCACCGAAGGTGATCGTAAACTGGTTCGCAAGAGGCTCGATATAGCCGTAGAGGAGGTAGGCAATGCTGACGCTACAACGAGCGTGGGGAACAGTCCTTACTAAAGCAACACCTCTACCTGATGTATGGTCTGGACTAGCATCCAAACAGATTAAGTTCCGCAGAGGGCAAGTCTGTATGGTTGCTGCCGCACCTAACGCCGGTAAATCTATGTTTGCTTTTATCTATGCTATCAAGGCAGAGGTTCCAACTCTGTTCTTCTCAGCAGATACAGATACTACTACCGTGATGATCCGAGCTGCGGCTCATACATCGGGGCATTCTCAAGTAACTGTTGAGTCCAACCTATCTTCTGATAGTCACTATTACGATCATCATTTCGGAAAGCTAAGTCACATCAAGTGGGTCTTTGATTCTTCACCCTCACTAGATGATATCGAATTAGAAATCCGCGCTTATGTTGAACTCTATGGAATCTCTCCGGAGTTAATCGTTATAGATAACCTAATGAACGTAGCAGCTGAAACCGATAATGAATGGGCTGGGCTCCGTGCGATTATGATGGATCTCCACGATATGGCACGCAAGACTGAGGCCTGTGTCTTGGTACTGCACCACGTATCAGAGCAATCAGAGTATGGAACCCCAACCAACCCACCTGCTAGACGCGCCATTCACGGCAAGGTTAGCCAGTTACCAGCGTTGATCCTGACGCTAGGTTACGACCCTAATTACGCCACACTTAAAGTAGCGGCAGTTAAGAATCGTTTCGGGCCACACACCGCAGATGCTTCTGATTACGCTACACTTTATGTTAATTATGCAGCCTGCCAGATAGCTGACGGGGATGAATATGGATCGATGTATCAAAGAGATGCACGTAATGGGTACAATGGACCCTATATTATCAAGGAGCAAGTATGACGAATGAACTAAACCTCACGATAGAAGAGCGAGTAGCTATTCTTGAAGAACAGAATTTATTATTAGCAAAGGACATCACTAATCTTATTTCTGTTCTACTACATAATGAAATCCTTTTTGCGGATAAACACGAAGACGGAAGCATTACGTATAAGTTGAATACAAAAGATGGCCAATCCTAACGGACGCAAAGGCGCCCAGTTTGAAACCGATGTAATGAAATTCTTACGATCAGTTCCAGGTGTCCTCGCGGAACGCCTGACTAAAGCTGGAAGTAAGGACGAGGGAGATATGGTTGCCATTGTCGCGGGAAAGACATACATACTCGAACTCAAAAACCGAAAGGCCTTGAACCTACCAGAGTTCTGGGCTGAGGCCGAAGTTGAGGCGCTTAATTACGCAAAGGCTCGTGGTATTGGGGAAGTGCCACTTCACTATGTTGTAGTTAAGCGTCGCAACTCTGGCATTAAAGATGCCTGGGTAATACAGAATCTAGAACAATGGTTAAAGGAGAAGGAATAATGGCTGTAGCTATTAGACCTCTTCGCCGTAGGCGGCGCACCACACAGCGTGGTAAGCCGATGAGTCAATCCCAGAGATGGGGAAAGGTAGTAATAACTATGCCAGTACCAGAGGGTGTAATCACCACAACAGAGTTATGGGATCAACCAGAACCCGTGCAAGAAGTTACGCAAGTAGCTGAAGAAGAACTATCCAAGGCTGAAGCAGATGATTTGTGAGGCTTGCAGATTTAAGATGCACCGCAAATGTAGAGGAGATTGTCCGTGCCAACATCAGACTGGTCCAGGTCTAATCGCAAAACCAAAGGACGCATTGAAGCTACAGACATCCCAATCGGAGCAATCGTCGCCAACTACGGCGGTGAAGTAAGAGAGGGCAAGGCAGCCTCAGTCAAGTGTTGCTTACATAGTGACTCTAGAAGATCTGCCGTAATCAATACGTACGACAACTTGTACTACTGCCATACCTGCGGTAAGGGTGGTAACTCAGTCAGCATTGTATGTATCTTAGAGAACTTGGAGTTCAAGGATGGCATTAAACGTGCAATCGAAATTGCTACTGGAAGCGGCGCAACGCTACGCTCAGGAAATAAGTCCAAAGGCGCTGGCCGTGCTCGCAGAACGTGGGATATCTGAAGAAGTAGCGGCACGTTTTCAGCTAGGAACTATTACGGATCCTATGAATGGACACGAGCAGTACGAGGGGTGGATATCTATTCCTTACATTACTGCTATGGGTCATTGCGTAGGCTTTAAGTTTCGTAGAGTAGATGAAGGTAAGCCTAAGTATGGTGGGCCAACGGGCCAGAAGTCCCATCTGTATAACGTATGTGATATTACCCTTGCCAGCAGGCATATGGTAGTCACCGAAGGTGAGCTTGATTGCATCATAGTTAGCGGTGTTCTGGGGATCCCATCGGTAGGTGTGCCTGGGGTACAAGCCTGGAAGCCACACTTCCCTAAGCTCTTTACGGGTTACGACACCGTATACATAGCCGGTGATAACGATATTCCGAAAGCCAACCCGCTAGATCCGGACGAAGAAATCAACCCAGGGCAACAGTTTTCTAAGCGCGTGGCTAGTGAGATATTGAACTCGGTTATTGTTACACTACCACCAGGTATGGATATCAATGATTATTATTTGGCTTACGGTGCAGAAGCAACGAGAGCATTACTTATAGGTGAGAAGGGTGAGTAGAGAAGAATGGCTGAATACCATAATGCTATTGCAAGAGGCTGGGTTCCAGATCATCCGGCAGGATCAGAGAAGCGAAACGATAACAGTACGCCCAATAGCAACGAGGTGAATCAATTTGCAGCAGATATGTGGGAAGTCCTTGACTCAGCCGGCAACTTACTCCTTAGTAAGCACAGAGATTATGGTCCGACAAACATTAGTCTATCGCCAGGTGGCCCACTCAACGGACTGCGCGTGCGTATGCACGACAAAACAGCAAGGATCAATCACCTCATCGACTCAGGTGCAACACCGGAGAACGAAAGCTTACGCGACTCCTTCATAGATTTACTTAACTACTCAGCTATTGCGTTGATGGTACTTGATGGGAACTGGCCCCGTGAGTAGGGATTATAGCGATACTATGGCAGAGTTTGATCGACTGAACTTTGATCTTGGATACAGCAAGGGCTGGGATGCTGGTGTTAAGTGGGCGCGAGAACAGATAGCTAAAGAAAATACCGATGACTGAGATACATCCATTGGCCTATGAAGCTGCTTCTACCGTTAGCTATGCAGTACACCGCAGATACCGGAGCTTCATTGAACGCGATGATCTTAAACAAGTTTGCTATGAATGGGCTCTAAGCAGAGATTCATATATCCACGAGCAACTATCTGTTAGTGATCCAGAACAGCGCCAGCATAATGAACGCAAGATAGCCTGGCAGATGATGCGTAATGCTGAACGCGTTGCACGCAAAGAGAAGGCATCTAAGTCTGGCTATCATATTAGCGATGAGGTTTACTATGAATCCTTTACGCTAGGTCAGTTACTGCCCTTTGTAATTGCTTCGATCGTTGATGGAACCGTGCTAGAACAAGCCCAAGAGATGATGATGGATGGCCAACCTAAAGGATCCAGTAGCCCATCTGAGGGTGGAAACATCCTGGCCACTTTACTTGATATTAAGAAGGGTTATCTTGCACTAGAACAACCCGATAAAGATTTGCTTCGCTTACGCTATCACGAGAATCTCACGCTTGAAAAAATAGGCGGGGTATTGGGCTGCGCTACATCCACCGCTGATCGCAAGTGCTCTGCATCTATGCGTAGATTGCAACAGAAGCTTGGCGGTGAAACACCTTGGGCGTAGAGAATATGAAAGAACAGGATCTCTTTAATCAACTTAAGGAAAGTCTATACCCAGACTTAGAGAAATCACCAGGTATCTATGATTCCTTTGACTGCATCAGCGCCAAGGCTGGCCACTACATCGAATTAAAATGTCGCTATACTCATTATGATACGCTACTTATAGAAGAGATGAAGTATAAGAAGCTCATCACGCAATCAGCAGAGCTGGATCTCATTCCCTTTTATATCAACTCCACCCCACAAGGTATCTATTCTTTTGATCTTATGGATCTTCCTGAACCTGAGTGGGTAACCCATCGTATGCCCGCTACTTCCGAGTTCTCCAACCGTTACAAGGTAGATAAGTTAGTAGGTTACTTAAGTATAGATGAGGCTATCAAGCTATGATCTATGAGTATGAATGCCCAGGGTGTGGTGATACTCGTCAGATAGAACGCAAGATGAGTGACCCCGAAGAAATTATTGTTTGCGTTCAATGCAGTAAGGACTTCCGGCGTAAGTGGAGTTCTCCCGCTATCTCCTTTAAGGGTAGCGGTTTCTATAGCACCGATCACAGGAATTAAAGGAGTGTAGCCCCGCCGGAAGAGATAACGGCGAGGCTACGATGAGCAGATTAGAGGTTATCTGCAATGGTTATACTTTAGCTTACATTTTATTAAAGATCAAAACAGACACTCCGATATGGCAAGGATCATTACCCTCATCCCATTCTTCGCGTTCTTCCTCATTCATATATTCATAATTTCCTTCGTGCGTCACACAGTAAGGCTTGGATATCCAGCCCGCCCGCATCCCCACCGTTAGCCAGGTATTAAATATCACGGATCGGATCATAGTCCACCTCCCCTCTAGCTATTGCAGCATCTTCTTCGTGCGTACACTCACCGTAGCAACAGGGAGTCCTGTTATCTTCCGGTGTGTGCCACCCAAGTATAGCCTGGGATATGGAATCCCTCAGCTCTTCTTCATTCATCAGTACCATCCTCTTCGATCAGAGTGTCGTAAAGCACGGCACGCAGATTCTCCGTAGCGAGCATCAAGGTAGCGTAAGCCTCGAAGGATTTGTAGTTCAGCTT